GGCGTGGATCCGATGACGTTTACCTCTTGGGCGGCGGTGCTGGACGGCATCAAGGCGGTACTGAGTAATCCGGTGCAGCTGTGCACGATGGCGCTTGCTATCCTGTCGGTATTTATTGACCCGACTACGGCAGGCGTGGGAGACAGCAAGACGGCACTCGGCTACGACAGGCCGAACAAGGAGAAGTAAGTATGAATATTCCGTTCTTACAGGCGAATTCGAGCAACTTTTATTCCGGCCGAGGCGGCAACAGTATCAAGTATATTGTCGTACACTATACGGCAGGCAACGGCGATACGGCGATGAACAATGCGCAGTATTTCCACAACAACAGCGGCTTGCAGGCATCGGCGCATTATTTTGTCGATGAGCACAGTGTTGTGCAGTCTGTCCGCGATACAGATGGTGCGTGGCACTGCGGCGGATCGTTGGAAAGCTCGCACCATCCGCTGCATGGTATCTGTATGAACAGAAATTCTCTGGGCGTGGAAATGTGTAGCGACAAGGTGAACGGTAAGTTTATTTTCACTGCACAGACTGTGGATCGTACGGTCGAGCTTGTAAAAATGCTTATGGCAAAGTACAACATTGACGTAGACCACGTTGTACGCCACTACGACGTAACCGGTAAAGACTGCCCGGAACCGTGGGTGCGTGATGAGAGCCAGTGGAAGTCGTTCAAGGCACGACTGACGGCCAAAGAAACTCCAAAGGAGGAAACCAAGATGACAGACAAAGAATTTGCGGCACATGAAGAACGCTATCAGGCGGAAAAGGCCAACCAGAAGCCGCATCCGTATGCTGCCGAGGCTTGGCAGGCGGCGACAGACGCCGGTATTATGGACGGCACCAAGCCGCAGAGTCCGCTGACGCGCGAACAGCTTTCGGTGATTTTACAGCGTTTAGGTCTGCTCGGAAAGGGCGTGAAGTAAATGGGACTGGGTTCTATGCTGGCGGGCGCTGTTAAGGCGGCAGCTGCAGCGGCAAAGGCAAGCAAGAGCAGCACCGGCGGCTCGTCCTCGGGCAGTTCCTCGGGTTCTTCCGGTTCGAGCGGATCCTCGTCCTCCGGCTCGTCCGGCGCTTCGATGGCGGCAACCGGCAAGGGCGGCAGCTACGCTATCGGCTCGGACAAGGGCAAGGATTTTGTAAGTTCTGCGGCTGCCGGTTCGACCATGACGGGCAGTGATGGCTCGACGTGGAAGAAGAACAGCGACGGCACGACCACGATCAGCAAGGGCGGCCAGACGTTCACTTACGGCGGCGCTTCCGGCACCGGCGGCTCGGGCGGGAGCAGCTCGGGCGGCGGTTCGTCTGGCAGCGGTACTTATACGCCACTCGGCTCACATAACGACCAGACCATTAAGGACACGAGCGTGGAGGATTCCGCCCAGATGGCGGCGATCAAAAAGCGCTATGCGGAAGCACAGGCGCGCGGTGACACTGCGGCTATGAAATCCGCCCATGCGGACGCCGAGGCGCTGCGTGCGCAGTACGGCTATTCCGGCGGCTCGGACGGCTCGGACTACATCGGCAAGGGCTATGTGAGCGGCAATGTACTGGGCAAGCAGATGAGCAATCAGCTTAATAGCGGCTTTGACGCCTACAAGAAGTATATGGAGGACGCGGCCGCACAGCAGCAGGCGGCGCTTAAAGCCAAGGTGGACAGCGCGGTTGCCAGCCTGAACGGTCAGAAATACGACGTAATGAAGCAGACCGAGGCCAACAACGCCGCTGCGGAAAAGGCGTATATGCAGAGCATTAAGCCCGGCGGCTCGAACGCGGAAAACCTTGCGGCAAACGGTTTGCTGACAAGCGGCCTTACCGAGTCCAGCCAGATAAGCGCCGGCAACGCTTATCAGAACGCGCTGAATAGCAACGCTACCACGCAGACCGAAACGCTTGCCAAGATCGAGCAGGCCATTACACAGGCACAGCTTACCGGCGATATTGAGGCGGCAAACGCGCTTGCCAATCTCTATAAGGAGATTGCCGCCAAGCGCTACGAGAATACGCAGAACATTATTGCGGCAAACCAGTGGGGACAGCAGTTTGGTCTTTCTCAGGCTGAGCAGACCGGCACGTACAATGGTCAGGCGACGCTCGCGGCACAGCAGCTTGAAATGCAGAAGCGTCAGCTGCAGGAGGACATTGAGAACGGCAAGGTTGACCGTCAGACGGCGCTTAAGCAGATTGAGTATATCAATGCGCAGATTGCGTACATGCAGGCTCAGACTACCGGTCAGAACCTTTCCAACAAGTATTCTCAGTGGCAGCTTAACCAGCTTTAACTACGCCAGAAGGCGGCGATTTTCGCCGCCTTCTCTCTTTAGGAGGTTCATATGAGTTTTTACAGCGATTACGAGAAGAAGAAAAACAAGAACAAAACGTCCGCGCTGCTGAAGGTGCCGCAGGTTGTTCCGCAGAAGCCGGCACATCAGGACAACAGCCGCCGTGCGACGGCGGCGCGCAACAGAGAACAGCAGCGTGTACAGGCGCACCAGAATGCACTGCGGCCTGCAAGTACTTATCTGACCGGCGGCGGCACAACAAGAAGTCAGCCGTATGCGGCTTCTCAGCAGCGGAACACTGTTTTTCAGCAGCGAGGGAACACGCGGCAGGGCCTTTCCGGCACAGGCAGCCGGAACACGCAGCAGAACAATGTACGGCAGCCTGCAAGCACCTATCTGACCGGCGGCAGCGTGACAAGAAGTCAGCCGTATGCGGCAAGTCAGCAGAATCAGCTGTTTTCGGCAAAGAAGGCGGCAGAGCAGCGGCGCAATCCGCGGCAGAACGTATCTGCCGGAAATAAGAGCAGCGGAGACGGCAACCCGACACTCGCGCAGTTCCTTCAAAACTCTATGGACTGGCACAAAACCAGCGACCCGGACAAGAGGGCACAGCTGCACGCGCAGAACGACGCCTTGCGGCGCAAGCTGGGTTATGAGTACAACCCGCAGACCGGCGCCTCTTTTGATAAGAGCGGCCACGAAATGACTGCCGGCGTGCGCATGGCCTACGGCAGCACGCCGACCGAACGGCTGAGTCAGGCGACTAAGCTGCTGCATTCCTCGGGTGTGATGGGCAAGACAGACAAGGCAACTGTCTACCCGACCGCCATGCAGGCCGCACAGGGACTGGATGAGGACTATTTCAGCGGTCAGACCGGCTACAACGCACACAAGACGATGTATGACCTGTTTAACCGCTCGGATGAGACATGGAGCAGCGAGGACACGCAGAGCCGTGACCGCGCACGTCAGGAACTTTCCAATGAAATGTTCCGTATTTTGAAGCGGTACGGCCTGGACTATCAGCCGCGCGACAACGCGGACGATATCATGAACCAGCTGAAAGCCGCCGGTGCGGACGAGCAGACGCTTGCCTATGTGCAGGAAAACATTGACCTGCGGCACGCGGCGGACCGTCTCGGCAACAGCATGGAGGCTGTCGGCAAGCGGTGGATCGCTTCGCTGCCGTCCCTCGTGGACACCTCGCGTCAGGTAAGCACGAACGTGGAGGAGAGCCGCCAGAACGAGGAATACCGCCAGCTTGAGGAGCAGGAGCAGACGCTTGAACTCACCCTGCAGGGTATGAACAGCACGGCGGCAGACGGCTCGGTTCCGGCAGATTATCAGGCGATTTACGATCAACTGCAGGAGGTTAAAAAACGCAAGAACGAGCTGACCGTAAACAAGGGCGTAGACCCCAACAAATGGTCACAGCGCATGCTGCGCGAGGCAAACGAGGCACAGGCAAACGCCGAGGCCGGTTTAGCGCCTGCGCCGCGCTGGCTGACCGAACAGGGCATTTCCCTTGCGGGCAATGCGCCGTTGATGGCGGCAAGTGCGATTCCGGTCGTGGGTCCGGCGGTCGGCTCGATCATGATGGGCGGCCAGGCTGCAGGCCAGCGCTCGTTTGAACTGAATGAGCAGGGCAAGGGTGCGCGGGAGTCGCTGACGCGAGGGTTGACCTCGGGTGCGATTGAGGCGGCAACCGAAAGACTGCCGCTCGGTCAGATGAGCAAGATTTTGCACTCCGGCGGCGTGAATGCCGTAAAAAATATCCTCATCCAGATGGGTGAGGAGGCGACAGAGGAAAGCGCAAGCTATTTCATGAACTATGTTGCGGATCTGGCGGCAAACGATCCGGACGCAAAGTTCTCTCTTGCGGAGCTGACCCAGAGCGCCGCAGGCGGCGCATTCGGCGGCTTGGTGTTTGGCACGGCGGGTGCAGTCGGTTCGAGAGCGGCAACAGATACGGAGCGAATGAATGCCGCTGATGCATACGATTACATTCAGGTGCAGCAGCTTGTACAGCTCGACAGCGAGCTGCAGGCGGCGCTTAAGCTGCCGGAAGGACCAATTCGGGAACGTGCGGTGCAGACCGCGCAGAACAAGATGGCCGACAAGATTTCCGGCCTTATGACGCAGCAGGTTGCACAGAATGCGGAGCTTACCGCGAATTATGACGCTGATCTCAATAACCGCATGAGCCTTGCACAGCGCGCACAGGCGGCGGAATACCTCAACCAGCGCACTGGACAGGTGGACGCATGGCAGGACGGCCAGATTAAGCCTCGCCTCGGTACGGAGACCGAACAGCGTGCGGAAAGCAGCTACCGGCCACCGGAAGAAGAATACGCGCTACAGAGCCAGCTTGCAAAGCATTTCGCGGAGGAACAGCAGGCGGAGACTGGCGGGGTGTATGACAGGGCAACGGTGCAGCAGGCCGAACAGGTGCAGAACGACATGATTCGCACGGCAGACCGCGGAAACGTGGGCGAGGTGCTGAACCAGAATCCGGACGGCAGTTACAATGCGTTTTTCCGAAACAACGAGACCGGCGCGGAAGGTATCCACCGTGTGGAAGCCGAGAACGCACAGCGGATCGCTGAGCCGGGCACCTATGATGTGGCAAGCGAACAGCAGCGTGCGGCAGCAGCTGAGGAAGCGCTGAATCCGTCGCTCGACGACTCGGAATATCAGCTTGAATATGAGCAGCAGAGCCAGCCGGAGCAGCCGAAGCCGCTCGGCAACTATGAGAGGTACGGCAAGACGCCGCAGAAGGCGGCACAGGAGCTGCAGGAGCAGCTGAACAGTCAGCATTCGTTTGTCTATGAGGCGGACGAACAGGCGGCACGCCGTGAACAGAACAGCGAGCTGCGCGGGCAGTATGAGCTTGCACAGCCGGTACGCCGCCAGCTTGAGAAATTTAAGAATAACCATCCACTCAGCGACAAGGACAACAGCTTACTGCAGGGCGCGCTGCTCAACGGTGCAACGGACAAGTTCTCGCAGGCGGACGATCCTGCGGCCGTTATGCATATGTACCAGCTGACGCAGGAGGAGCAGCGCCTTATGCAGCCGCTGCGGGAGTATGCACAGGCCCGCCGAGATGCTCTCAGCTTAAGCGCGGAAGAAATGGCCGATGCGATTGCAGAGAAAGCAAAGGATAAGCGCATTCCCGGCGCTTACAGCCGCGAGACGATGGAGCGCAACAGTTACGATATTTTCGGCAAGGAAAACCGCCAGTACGCCGAAACGCTCAACGAGCAGTATTTTACGCCGGTGCACAAGGCAGTTGCAGACCGGACACAGTACATCAACACGGTAAAGGACCGGATCGCAAAGCTGAATTTAAGCAAGCACGAAAGCGCACTTGTGCAGATGATGCTGGAAGGCGAGAACGGTGCGGCTGCGGACTATATCGCGGCGAAGAAAATCAAGGTAACGAGCAAGCTGCAGGAACGTGTCGCAAATGGCGTTGCGGAATTCCGCGCCATTTATGACGATATGTACAACAAGCTGTGCGATACCCTGATCGCAAACGGCATGTGGGACAGCGTACCGGGATACCTCAAGGACTATGCGCCGCATTTTACTGTAGACAAGCCGGACACCAAAC